TACCATCTTTGTCAATAATGATAGACTCATCTTTGTCTTTTATTTCCAACGCTCCCTTGGAGATTACGAGCAGCTTATTGTCAGCAGCGTTAGCGTCTAACTGTACAAAAGAATTGGGGTCGTTTGCAGCGGTTACCTTTATTCCATTAGAATCAACCACTGTGTTGTTGTCTTGACTAGCGATAGTTACTACGTTGGCATCAATCACACCGGCACTTATCTTACCAGCTTCAATAAAGGCTATGTAGTCTCCTGAGATAGACGGCGGTGTGCCGTACAACGAGGTCACCATGCCATTTTGTATGACAACAATTTCCCCTTCGTTTTCATCTCTGGTACCATCCTCTACCAATTGCCATACCCCACTGCTAAGTGGCACCTCAATATCGCCACTGCCGGGCAAATAGGCTGTCGCCATCTTAACCTCTACCAGTGGATATAGCTGAACTACGTTTTCATCGACAACGTAATCATTTACAAGCTCTAGCCCTAGCTCCAAATAAGGCTCGTCAAATTCATCTGTATGGGTAATTGTAGTGTAAGGTACCGTTTCTCTAGCCTCTGACCAAATGGTTCCTATCTGTAGTATCCCCTCGTCACCAAAGATTGAGATATCATCTACGTAGAGTTCAAGTCCATCGGTATAGTTTTGTGATAGCTCACTACCGATGATTTGAGTTGACACATTAACAAGTACACCATTCATTATTTTTTCACCTTCCTTGCTCCCAGATTCATTAAGCGGTGTGCCTTTCTCTTTCGACTAGAGGTTATTGCCTGTGCTGCATCAGTGGTTAATGGGATAGTAAAAGACTTTGCCGGTACGGTGTAGTATTCGTCGCCACCAGGATTAGCAACCTGTATGTAGTCGCCGATCTCTAGTCTTGGCTCCGTAAAAGTATCGACGGTTATAGTCAACTCTGCTACGTTCTTATCTTGTAAGCGCTTTTTTGCTAGATCATTGGCGGCTTTGACGGTAGTAGCTTCACCCTCTGAATACTCTTCAACCAACAACCATTTCAAATCCGTTGGTCGATAAGGTGCATAGGCGGTAGCTTCCCCTCTAATCTGTGCTTTACCCTCTGGTTGAGCGCCCCATACAACTACTCGATTAACAAAGTCTGTAAGTTCTGCCACGGTTTGTGGCATAGCAACAATATTCTTTTCACTCTTGGTAAACCTAGCAACTGGTGAGTAAGATTGTTTATGGAGGTGGAACCTAAAGTTGGCATCGAACCGAGAAACATAACCACCTGCCCCACTAGCTAAACGTTTGATAGCCTGCCAAGGAGAAACGGATACAGGTTCATTTTTCCTACCAGCGTTATCTTGGATGTTTTCTGTTCCATAGTAAAAGGGTTTTAACAGCTGTCCCGGGGTCGTTTGTATTTCAGGTGTGTGTGGGCCTGTTTCGCCGGGATGTGGCCATGTATACTGCTCTCCTACTCCCCAAAGTTCATAGTCGTAGTTGTTAAGAACTTGTCGTATACCGGTTGAGTGCTTGGCACCTTTTTGTATTTTCATAACAACCCCCAAAGGATACATATAGCGCTGTTCAAACCCATAAGCAACTATTGTAACTATGGAAGAATCTTGTTCTGCTTTTCGGATACTACCCGGTATGACAAGCCCCGCGAACACGGGGATAGATACCCAGCCACCATTTTCGTGATTGTATGCGTCCGAATCCAGTTCTTTAACATAGATTTCATAGAAAGCTTGGTAGAGATCATTTAACCAAAGATCGCCAGGTGAAAGAGTGGTTTTGGGCCGATGTATGGTGATCTCCAAACGGCTATGTGGGTTAGTGTCCACATCTAGGGTAACTAAGCCGGTGATTAGCTCTGTCCATCTTTCTTTTATCACACCGGTAATACCATCATATACCATGACGCGAGGACGTACCCGTTGGTTGGGAGACAGCAAAGCAGCCTCTAAGCAATCCATTATATAATCGTCATAGTATCGAGACATATTTATCATCTAGGCCAGCCTACTTCGTAGAGAGTAACTTGCACCTCGTACATACGTAGTCCGTGTAGCTCTTTAACCTCTGACATTCTTGGATTCTTACCAAGCACTACTCTGGTAATCATACCCTTAGAAGACGACAACGAACAGATAAGGTTTCGTTTAATCATTTGTTCCAAGGACTTGATAAGCCCTTCCTCGGCTCTTATGTAAGCACTTATCGTTATCTTCTTTGCTACGTTCGGGGTACGAACAACGCTAAAATGCCCACCAAACGGATGGTAGAACGGCTCTCCTAGTTCATCGTATTCGATATCTGCCATCGTTACATGCTTGGTAAACGGAATTATTAGGTTGTGATCTTCTTCTGCCATGAGCCAATACCCCTCTGTAGGTACGGTTATGTTCTCAATCATTCCCTGGATATTAGCATAGAAGTAATCGACATCTACATCATTAGTATTATTGCCTGTATAAAGAACCAAGCTAACGCCAACATCGTCTGTAACTGTAGCCTCAAAGATTGCAGAACTCCATTCCCCGGTTAGGTTCATATCGACATACCCATATATTGTACCCGGTGCGCCGGTCTCTCGGATAACCGCTTGGATAGGTCTGTTTCCCTCTCTTGACCGTAAGCGAATATAGGCTTTGAACTTGGTTCCTATTGATACTGTATTAAGCGGTTGAATAAGATAGCAGTGTCCTTGGTGAGTGCCACCGTTGGTGATGTTTTGTCGCATGTAGTACCCGCCGACAGCACCGTATTCTTTCTCACGACTCAAGGTACAGACTGCTCCACCTGTTAACATTAGCTGCCAAACAGCGGCATAGGGCTGTTGGGCCATATAGGGGTTTTGTGTCCTACCGCTTGAACTCTTACCATTTACGACCACATGAATGGCATACTCACTAGTAACACCACCAGGTGCTAAGTCGTACATATGATAAGCCGCACCGCCATACCAAGCACCAAAATCAGAGGGAGGCCCACTATCTATTAAACGCCAATCCGTATCATCATAGTCGTGGTCTTTTCGATATACCTTGAACTGATCTGGTGCCGCCAACTTATCCCATTCCAAGTGAACTATTGGGGCATTGCCGTGTGCTGTTACCTTAGAGGGAGTTTCTTGGGTTAACGTTAAGTCTACGACCGGTGTAATAGTCAGATCGGGATTTATTCTCCACTCATTTCTATCAAAGGAGTAGGCAGTATCAAAAGCGTCAATGTCACGTTCCATAGAATCGTATACACGTACAATTTGAACGTAGGTTTGTCCCACCTCAAGCGCATTATCGGGTACCTGTACAAAGGCATTAGACGAGTTAACAATACCAGTACCCCAACCATCAACCCACTTATTGAGAGAGTTATCATAGTAAGGAGGCACAAAGGTATTTTGTGCTATATTGAATCGAGCAACCGTTACCCAATACTTAGTCTGAGCGCCGCCCTCACCAGGCGTATAATCCCAAGTGAGCAAGGGGCTAACATCACTAGTAGTATCACCGGCAACATGGGTAATAGCAACCGTTGGTTTAGTAAATATACGAAACTCTACTACATTCGACCAAGGACTTCGTATTCCACTACCACTTAGAAAGTTGACTCTCCAGTAGTACGTTGAGTTAGTAGACAAAGCAGCGAACTCAGCGCCAGGTCTGTAATCAATTCGTTTCGGCCAGGTACCGCCTGTATAGTCAGGTACAATATTCACATCCCGAATAGACGGGGAAAAGTTAGGATTTTCAGCAACTTGAATCCTGAAACTGGCTACCTCTTTACCGCCTGAACTAGCTGTAAACCGTGGCTTGACTAAGGAACGGGTATCCGATGGCGCTAGGTTGAAAGGAGCAGACGGCTCAACACCCCATTCCCAATACATTCTCGGTAGTCTTGGTACGGAGGCACCTACATCATACTCACTGAAAAAGTACAGGTTGGAGGCATTGATATTTGTATAAATACGAAAGCCGTAATAGGGCCAACCATAGGAGCAAGCGGTATCAAACATATATCCTAAATCGAACTCATGGTTATAGCCCTCTTGCTGGCCGGTTATGGGAAACTGCATCAAAGCAGACTGTTCACTACGAACGTTCGGTGCTGTATTCCAAGTGACCGATGGTTCTTGAAAGGGGGCTTTAAGCATTTGGAAATAGATATTACCAGAGCTTGTCCAGTTGCCCTTTTGGGTAAGCCGACAAACGGCTTTTACTACTTTGTTGTCTGGATTGGCAGTACCAGCAGGGCGAGTAGGCCGTAGATAGATAAACGCATGGTAGCCTGTAGTATTACGCATCTGTAGATACTTGCGTTGGTTCAGATTGGTGTTAGGCCATTCTTGTCTAACGCAAGTGTCAATTGTTATATTTGACCAACCAGCATATTGCATTTATTTTTTCACCCACTCATCTACTGCTATTGTCTTTTCAACGTGGTCATAAATGCCCTCGTCTACTACCTCTACAATGCCCTCTCTCAAGTTCTTGATCTTGAAGGTAGTGCCCGTAGGCATAGCAACTTTTAGTTCTCCTACAGGTAGTTTACCAACGTTACCACCGCTTGTCAAAGCGCTCAGCGGCCTGGCAAGAGAAGTGAACCAACGATTTTGTTGTTGTGTTAGTACACGCTCACCGGAATGGAGAGTAGCAGATACCAAACCACCGCCTGCATACCAACCAACAGCATCATGTTTTTGAAGTGCCTCTATCGCACTACCATGATATCTGTCAGTAATATACCTGAAACCGCCCTCTATTTGTTGGGCAACCGTACTGTTTTTACCTTGCGGTAAATATTCGGGCCAGTTGAAATCTAAGAACTGAAACAAGCCCCAAGCAGTAGAGTTTGGATTCTGAGCTTGCGGGTCAAAACTTGATTCTCTACCAATCAATGTCTTCAAAGCCGCTAACTCTCTGGCACCTCCACCGCCCTCATGGGAAAACTTACCTCTTGCCCCAAAATATGACGACATTTGGCCCCAAACATCTCCACCGCCACCTTGTGCAGTGCCAAGACTTCTAAGAAAATCAGAGATAGCGATAATAGCCAAGTGAATGTGGTCATAGTGACCAGGTGCTTGCCAGATAAGTTCACCAAATTCGTTATCTATCATGCCAAAGCCCCAATCAGTGACACCAAAAAGTTGACCTAATATTTTAGCAAGTGCATTACTACCAGGAGCAATATCAATGGCTCGTCCACCATCTCTGCCATGCCAACTACCCGCCCCTTCACGGTAACGGCTTGTTATAGAGTGGGATTCATTCGGTAGCTGGGCTGTTGCCCAAGCGAAAATAGCCTCTAAAAGAGGTATCCCCGGTGTCATTTCAACACCCCCAAGCGAACCACCAACCATTCCAAACCGTTCGTTAAGAGCATTGAATAGCTGTTCAGCATCGGTACCTAAGAACTCAGTCAACCAAGCCCAACCTTGGCCCATATTACCTTGTATTATATCAAGAATATGTTTAGCAAACTCTACCCAACCACCAAAACGGGCGCTTAATATGGCAAGCAAGTCCTCTGTACTTAATCCTTGAATCAAGCCCATAATCATTTGTTCACCTATATTTTGAAACTCTTTAGACGGTGACTTGATACCCAAGCGGTCTTTGACAGCACCGATAAGGGTCTTAGCAAGTTGTATACCGGCCTCTCCCATATAGTGAGCGTTCAGTAACAAGGTGTGTTTCCAGAGTTTAGGACAACCTCTAAGCCACTCATTAAACTCCATTAGAACCCCTTGCATATTTTGGGTTACCGCTATCATATTCTCTTTAGCTGATACCTTTAGTTTCTTCCAACCAACACCTTCGTTGAAACCCTTGGTAGTGGCTACACCGAGTTTTCTTGCTTCCTCTGACGGGGATGATATACCAAGGGCTTCTCTTATCCCTTGGATAAAATCTTTGGCTGTTCTTTTTCCTGCTTTCTTCTGTCCTTTCTTAGCCCCTTTCTTAAAACCCTCGCCTGTATCCTTACCGGCTTTTCTGCCGTCTTCTTTACCTTTCTTGGTACCTCTCTTAAAGCCTTTTCGGATAGCATCACCAACCTTTTTGCCATCGTTGCCTGCTCCCTTACCGCCCTTACGGTAACCTTTCCTGGTTCCCTTACCAGCTTGCTTACCAGCGCCAATGATACCCTTGATTCTATCTTTGATTCCTTTAATCATACGATTAACAAGATTCTTACCGGCTCGATATAACCAATTAGCCCCGCGCATAATCATGTTATAGAAATATTTTGGTACTCTAATCAACCAATTACCAAAGTTAAGTATCATCGTTTTCATGGTGAGGAAGACCCGAGTAAGCCCAATCCTGGTAAGGATATTAGTTAGTGTCCAATGGTTTCTAGTTGCACTCCGTTGTCTGGTAAAAGCACCACGTAACCAGGCTATAACTCTTGTTCCATATAAGAGAAACATATTAAGCAAACCAGCGGGGCCAAACAGAGCCATACCTGTTATAAAAAGTATGCGGCTCCAATGCCATTTGGTTGCACCCCGGGTTTTAGTGTTCTGTATTCTCCGCCGATTGGTAGCTTGTGTATTAAACAAATTGTCAAGGTTGGCTATCTGGTTCTTGAAGAAACGAAAGATACCCGCCAGTGTTGTATTGTGATTTCTTTCAGCAAATTGTTCCCTGACATGAAAACCCTTTTGTAGTGCTAACCGCTGTTTTCGACTCAATAAGAATATACCTGACTGCTTATTAAGCGATCTCTTTAGTATTCCCTCTATCTTTCTACCACCAATATAGGCTAGACCCTCTGCTTTTCGTTGATGCTCTTTTTGTTTTCGTTCTCTATCTTTATAATCTCTACCTCTGAGTCTATCCGCTTTCTTTTGAAATCTGTCAGCGATAGCCAACTGTTTTTTAGCAGCGTCAAAATCTCCCTTAATATACGCATCCCAGTAAGCTTGGCGACGATGAAGGTGAGCGGTCAATTCAAACTCGTTCGCTTTTGTCCCCGCACCTTTCTCCTCTGTCGCTCCCGCAAAGCCCTGACGATAAGCTCTACCAGCCGCTTTACCGCCCTTTTCATACTCTTTGGCCATCTCTTTGTTTTTCTTTGTTTGATCGGATATTCGTTTCTTATGTGCTTTCTTGCGCTCGTCCGCGTCCATATCCTCAAATGCCTTGGCGCTTGCTTTCCCACCTTCCGCACCCTTATTGGTCGCGTCCTTGTTAAACTCGTCCATCATAGCGATAGTACCTTCGGCAACACCCTTAATGACTTCACCAATTTGTTTACCGGTATCCATAACCATAGTCTTCATAGCACCGCCTATTTCACTAGTGCCATCTTTGATGTTCTTGATACCCTTGTCCATAAGCGCTTTGTTGCCTGTAAAGAAACCGCGCATAACTTGAGACACACCGTAAATGACTTTGCCCAGACCGACAAAGCACTTGATTATAGCCGTGATGATATTGATAAGGAGAATGAGAACGATAGCTAAACCACCGAACGCTCCCAAGAGAGCTATGCCAACGATGATTGCTAACTTTTTGAGCGCCGGTATGAGTAGTGGTTTTAAAATAGCCCATAGTTCACCAAAGGTCTTTTTCAGCGTCTTCCACAGTTCAGCAAGCGCACCCATGACAGGCTGGAAGACTTTTGCAAACTTGTCCCAGTGTTTGATAATGATATAGATGGCCGCACCTACGGCTGCTAAGACTAGCAGAATTATACCAAAAGCCAAGCCCATACTTATACCAGCGGCATACGCTAGAGCCGCTGTCTTTAGAAAGACAAATTCATAGATAGCCGCAATGCCACTCGCTATCTGTCCATACTTGAGAATGGCAAAGTTGCCGAGCCAGCCAAGTATTGCTGTCAACGGCCCAACAAGGGCAATTAAGGTCAGCACTGTGCCTATGGCTGCTAATACGGGGCGCGGTACTTTGTCCATTGAGTCAGCCCATTTATCTGTATAGTTAGCAGCTTTCTCTAGTACTGGGAGAATAACGTCTTCAAAAGCATAAATAAATATTTTGCCGATTGGCTCGAAGAGACCAAGTATCTTTTTACCCAGCATCTTCATACGATCACTAAGCTGCATAGTTGCATCGGCTGTTTTACGAACCGTTCCCTTTGATTTGTTGAGTTTGTCTACCCATTTATCTATATCAAAAGTGCCCTCTCTAATAGAGGCAGCTAGCTTTGGCCCAGCTTCCCGACCAAAGATATCAATAGCGGTTTTAGTAGCTTCCAAATCCGAAGGTGCTTTTTTGATTTCATCTATGAATGAGCGTAAGCCCTCTTCTCCAGTTGCAAAGCCGCCCTCTGCAACAGCAGCAAGCGCCATACGCAAAGCATCGGTCATGTTCTCGGCTCCCAAACCAGCTTTCTCAAATGAGGCAAACAAGGCAATCTGTTCTTGGTAATCAAAACCAAGTTCCTGCATGATCTGACTATGACTGTTTAGTGAGCTTAGAAGTCTATCAAGTGGAATACCTGACTTCTGGGCAGCATACGCTATCATGTCCATAGCTTCTGCTTGTTTCTTACCCTTAATGGCGTTCTGTTGAAACCACATCCCCAGCTCACGGCTAGCGGTTACTGGGTCAGCACCAAGAATACGAGCAAAATCAAGCACCTTTTTGGTCATCTTATCAGCTGCTTTACCCGTTTGGTTAAAACGTTGTTCAACGTTAATTAGAACACCAGCAACGACCTCCGCGTCCTCTGGTACATTTCTCCACACTTTTCGGAATCGCACCATGAGCCTGTCAAGCTCTTTGCCTGTGTAACCAAGCTGTCGAGCAACAAGCATATAGCCCTTGCCAATCTCAGCTGCCGCTTTGTAGCCTATTGCACCAGCGGCGGCGATTGGTAGGGTTACGTTTTTGGTCATAGCAACGCCAAGGGCGGTCATCTTACTACCAACCTTGGTCATTTGCTGGAGAAACGTACTGTCTCTCGCTATAATATCAACCCATAGGGTTCCTAAATGTGCATCAGGCACTTTCTAATTTCGCCTCCCTCTCTTTCTTTTTCTTAGCTTTCCACTTTGCTTGGAAGTCCGCCAGTTTACCAACCTCTGTCAACATTGCTGTTTTTGACATTGGGCCTTTTACCCTATCTTCATCGAGGCCCATAAGCTTGTCCAGTGGCAACATCTTTTTTTCTTGCCTCTGTTGAACAGCTGCCCAAGTAGCTTGAATGGCTAGCAAGGGCAGCGTGTGTTCTTTTTCAAACTTCATGGCGGCGGTTAGAGCTATATCAACTTCTCGGTATGTTGCTCTCCAAAAATCCTGTTCTGTCTTTTGACACAGTATTACGTAGTTGTGTCGTATGTATGCCCAATTCAGGTCTTTTTCTTGGGTTGGTGATCTTTGGGCGCTTTCGAGTTTTTTGCCTCCACCTCTTCTGGCATAGCTATATCCATAGCCTTACCAATAGCCTCTTGAAATTCACTGAGATTTTCAACGGTGAACATCCCACCAACCTCTTTCTCAGTAATGTCAGGGTGGTTAGCTCTTAACCCAACGAATAGCACCTTACGTAGTTTGCCAATCGCTCCCTTTGGATTTGTCTCAAAGTTGAAAGCCTCTTCGATGTTCTCGTAAGCTTCCTCCAACTCTACAAGAGCATTCAGATCGTAACGGAGAAAATAACTAGTCTCATCAACCGTTATCTCCACGCTCTTCTTCCGCAATTTTGCTAGCTTGTTTTGCGCCATGATAGTCTCCTTTTAAATTGTCAAGTTTTCAGATTAAGATGCCGGTGAATCGAATGTCAGCTCGCCACTGATCTTTAAGGTAAAAGAAACCTCTGCCTTGTCGTCAAAGGGCAAAGAGACCTTAAAAGCGGTTAGCATACCGTTACCAGAAAAACCATAACCGTTCGGGGCCACAACTGCAAAACTAACCAACGCGGTGTCTAATGAGATCGCGTCGATAACTTCGAGCATACCCGCGTCACTGGGTACGTAGTTGCCCTCACAGTCAATTTCTCCAGCTTCAATTAAGCCGGGCAGGAACTCTTTCCAATAACTAGAGTCGTGGCTGGTTACGTCAATGTCGTCCCGCTTTGTAGCAGGGCCGTCAATTTTTGTAAGCTCAGCAACCGGCTCATCGTTAATCGAAAAAGTGGTTCCTATTGCTACGAATGCCATATCTACCATTCCTTTCTTTCAAGTACTTACTCTTGGTAATTATACTATAACCAAGCGATCAAGTCCACTGCTTACTCTTGTACCATAACCGTATAGTCGGCACTGAGACCAAACACTTCCTCGCTCTCCTCCATCTGGAGCCTGCTTATTCCACGTACTCGCTTGACAAATAGACTAGTATATCCATCAATGGAAAACGTTTGCCGGTGGAGCAAGTCATCGAGTAGGCTGTATATGTCATAGGCGGTTGATATCTTGAATGTATGAACGTTTATCTGAAACAGTGCATTATCAAAACGTGTATCGTAGGTATCATCCGCTGAAATATCCAGGGGGAAATAGCAGATGTAAGGCGGTTCAGCATCCGGTGGCGCGGTATAGTTAAAGATAGCTGGCTTGTCCTCATATGTTTCAAGCAAAGCAGCAAGTGGCCCATCTGCCGCTAAGTGAGCCTCCAAGCCCCATTCTATCTGTTTTAGGTCACTCATTTACTTTGACCCCCTGCCATAATTCTCCAAAGAATTGGTTGTATTCTTGCTATGGTCACGCGCATAAACGGACGCGGAGCCATCTTGCTTGTTCCATATTCAAGCAGTGGCGCGTAGTCCTTATCAGTGCCCACTATGGCTGTAAGAAACAGTCCAAGTTTCACAACAACATGTGTTATGCTTGCTCGTAGATCGCCTGTCCATGTAGTCGGGGCTTGACCGGGGGAGGAAGCGCGGTGACTGCCGTAGAGCTTACCACCGCCGGGCATACTGAGCGCTAGCTTTACAGCCGTTTCAGCAAAGGCTCCAGCATCTTCCAAACGATCAGATAACTCTTTGTTTAAGTCTGCTCGAAAGATAGCCATACTAGCATAATCTTGTTGCCATTTACCCATTAGACTATCACCACCGCAAAATCTTCTACTACATCGACCTCATAGATAACACGACCAGCAAGTCCCTTCCGACCCATTGGATTAGAAACCAGATGATAGTAAGCACCGTCAATAGCAACAATATCCCTAGCAACTAGGGTTACTGGGGAAGTCTCAAAGAACAACTTAGCTCTTCGTACAGACTTCTTTCGGTCTGCGGATACTTGTTCGTGACCACTAGATTTTATATGGCAATACAAAGTACCAGTGCTTGCATAGCTTGAATCGACCTCACCATGTTCAAAGCTCTTGGTTGGTTGGTAAACGGTTATGGCACTGTTAAATAGCATCTATCCCATCCTTTAGAAATCTGATAGTACATCTAGTAAGCCCTGGAGCAGAGTGCAAATATTACTCGGTAACTCCTTGGTAATCTCATACGTTTGGGACACCTCATCAATATCTTCCCTAGAAACGGACGCTGGCCTGTTAAAGAAGACATCGGCAAGCCACATAAGTTCAGCAAGCTTTATTCGTTCGATCACTTCGGCGTAGTCGTCGCGGAGAGAGTAACCACTTGTATAGGTAACTAGATACCGTTTAGCTCCCTCTGGCCACATGGTTGCTTCGTTCTTGTAGAAAATTTGGCCGGTTGTTGGTACGAGTCTATACATGTCCTCGTCCACATCGACGTTGTAAATGTCATCGTGAACTGTAATTTCGTCGCCTGTCTCTTCACTTACCGGTACGTAAGGTATCCGTAATGTCTCTCCCCCGCCGTCAAGATAAACGGTTGCTTCCTCTGCAATAATCTTGTTGCTCAAGTTTTCTTTAACGGTTGCTTCTATTCCAAGCAACAGAGTATGAATAATCCCATCCTCATCTGTACCCGATACGCGGAGAAAATCCTTTGCAACATTAAGTTCAACCAGTGGCTTAGTATCTAACTCAGTAATAACTAGAAAAGAATCCTCGATTGCGTTTTCAATCAACCCACCAGCCATGTATTGATAAGCGTATGTGCCAGAGATCGCTAGAGTTAAATCAACATAGTAAACCCCCAAGCTATCTCTTACCAGCTCTACATCTTCTCCATATGTGTAACTATCGGAAGCTGCAAAATCTACCTTCCAATTAAAATCAATCGTTGTAGGGTCAGCAAGATCACCAGCATTATCCCGAAATTCAACACTGACTCTAAGTACTTGTCCTTTAAAATAAATGTCCATCTTACCCTCCATTATAGCGTTATTTAGGTCTGATTACAATAACTGTACTTCTCTTTGATAAGCGCATTGTACTATAGCCAAGCTGTCGGTACCTAATTTTATCCAAAGCCGCCGTTGCCGTTGATGTACCATTAGTTTGTCCACTAAGAAGAATTACCATGCTCGAAACAACTCCGAAGTGTCAGCTAAGTTATGGCTTGCATCTTCTAGTCTTTCTGCTATTGCCGTAGAACTACCATCCGATTGACCACCAAGCGATTTAGTAACCTTGAGAATACCAGTAACGGTTGATACACCGTTGGCTTGACCAGCTAGTAACTTTTCATTGCTAAGTTCAACATCGGCACTAGCCGTTGAGTTACCCATAGAAACTATAGAAGGTTGACTAGGCAGATGCCAGTTGGTTACTTCTGTTTGTTCTATTTGGTAACAATCAACATAAAATGTTGTCGCTAGTGCGTTCGTATGAACAACTACTGATGCTCTACCCGCCGTGGGGTCGGTTGTTCCTACTCCTGTTAGGCGTTGCCACTGTCCATTAGCCACAACGCTGGTAGATACCGCTGGTATGTAACCTATATAACCATATTCCAATGTAAACTCTTGAGCTTTCAAGTACAACGTATCGCCTGGTGTGCCTATAGCCCAAGCTGAAAAAGCGTAAGTCGTACTCGGGAACACTATCGCCCCCGGTTGTGGCCCTGCCCTTGGCCCTTCCCAACTAACCCCGGTAGTCACACATTTAACGGACGCTGCCCCATGCTTGAACTCTGAGGTATCCCTTGTTAGTGTTGACGTTCCACCAAGTTTAAAAATCCCTGTTAAATCAGTCTCAATAGATGCCTGATTCTCACTAAGTAAGTTACGTATACCAGATAATCTTTTGGTAACTTTGAGTGTTGCACCCGCTGTAGAGCCACCATTACTAGCGCCACCTAACCCTTTAATGGATGAAACTGTACCACTCACCGTTGCTACGCCATCCGAGGTACCGGCTACTTCTTTGATTTCTCCAAGGTCGAACGTATACCTACATCTTAAGACACATTGGGTAATGTGAATATCGGGGTCGGTATCTGGACAGAGCCAACCGAACGTATCCAAAGCATTACCACCAACACCGTTTATCTGGTCAACAGTCCAGGGCAGGCTTGTATTTGGATTATTAGCATAGTCAGTGTATTGGTTAGTGTATGTATCTAGTACCGGGTCAACAGGGTCAGAATCATACCAGGTACCGCCTACCTTAATAGAGGTTGATATAGCAGCAACCCCGGCTTGGGCCTTTTTGTGGGCAATCTTTATTCTTAAATCAACTATGGTAGCGTTTGCTGGAATAGCAAAAGCAGTAGAATCACCGGCATAACAAGAATCATCAGGTGAATCATGGCGAACACGGGTAGCGTCACCGTCCCACTCGTTCCAACCGTCATCGACCTTATCCCAAACCGTTTCCGGTGAGGATGGAATGTAAGTAAAGACACCATCAGTTTCTCCATCATCCGATTCTGGATACCTAAACGCAACACATTTTTCAAGATTCAAACCAGCTGTAGAACCGCCGTCTGACTGACCAGCTAGTTCTTTGTATATCGGGCCACCACCTGTATAGGTTATATCCAGATAGGGGATATCTTCTGCATAGTCTTTTGCATTGAAATCAAAGTAGTTATCA